ATTCGGCGTAGGAAGCCGCACAGGAACGCCAGCATCCGGCACGTTCACGCTCTCCTTCGGAGGCCAGACGAGCGGCGCGATAGCATACAGCGCGACAGCAGGCGCGATCTCGTCCGCGCTCAACTCGCTGTCCACGATCACCGCCGCAGGAAAGGTATCCGTTGACGGCACGATGGCAACCAACTTCGTTGTCTCATTCAACTCGGCAGGCACGCAGGGCGCGATCACCGGCAACTTCGCCAGGTTAATTCCAACCACAACCGCGCTCATCGACGAGCGCATTGCAGGAGACGCGACCAACGCCGAAATTCAAGAGCTTCAACTTCGTCTCGCTCCAGCAGTCTACGAGCCGACATGGACTGACCTAGGAACGGCCATGACGGTCAGCGTGGCAACCACGCTCACCGGCTCGACGCTCAACAACGAAATTCAGCGCGTCTCATTCTCTCGCGCTCCGTATCTCGGCAGCTATCGCTTCACGGTTCCGACATACAACGTGGACATCGCCAGCACGGTCACCGACGGCGTATTTATTACGGCGAGTAACCACGGACTGACGCTCGCCCAGCCTGTGGTTCTAACAGGCTTCACCGCGTTGACTGGCTACACGGCAGGGCTTCAATACTTCGTTCGGTCAATTCCGCAAACCAATGAATTTTTGCTTGGCGTAACAGCGGGGGCCGTCGCTATCACGACAGGCACAGGCACGGTGACGACAGGCAGCGTAGCAACAACCGTTCTGCGGCAGACCGATCCGCTCGACGCCAGCACGACAGCAGCGCAGTTGCAAACGGCACTCCAAGCACTCGACTCCATCGGCGCAGGAAACGCAACCGTTGTCGGAGTCCAGAACAGTTATTACGATATCAATTTCAGCGGCGACAAGGGCTTCACAGACTTGCCAACATTACAAGTGCAAAGCGGATTGAGCGCAGCACCAGGAAAGACCGCCGCCGTCGATTTTAATACGTTTGGCGTTCGCGATCTGCTGCTCAATGCAACCTCGGTCACGACCGAGATCGAGATCGAATTAACAACCGCAGGCGAGCGGAGCACGATCATTCTTCAGCCATGCACACTCACGGAAGAACTCATCAGCCAAGGCGGATTGAGCTAATGAACGGCCACGCTTTTCATACGTTCGTCGGAACGAGCGCACCCGCAACGGCTGTTTTAATATCGTTTTCGGAGGCCGAGGCTTGGCTTCGCCTTACGTCTCTAATTCTTGGAATTTGCATCGGTGCGGTATCGCTGTATAAAATGTTGAAAGCAAAAAAACCATGAAAGCACTACTCGCAAAACTGAAAGAACCCTCAACAATTCGCGGCCTCGCCATCATCGGCGGCGTTGCCGGTTTGAGCATGGAACCAGCAAAATGGGACGCAATCGGCGCGGCGGTCGCCGCCATTATTGGACTTATCGAAATCTTCCGAAAGGAAAAATGAGCGCGAAGCAAATTGCGCTGTGGATGATCGTTCTCAGCTTTGCGTTCCTCGGAATGGCGTTTTTGACGTCATGCGCTGGGTTTAAAAATCCGTCGGTATGTTTGAAGACCGACTACGGCACTTTTTGCTATGAGTTACCAGAAATACCATCGCTAAAAAAATGACCTTCGACGAACGCAGCGAGATCCAGCTTGCAACGCTCCACCCAGCGATGCAAAAGGCCGCACGCGCCTTTCTAGGCGTTGCAAAGACTATATGTGCTAAGGTGGGCTGTGACGTTAAAATCATCAGCGGCACGAGATCGTATATGGAGCAAGATGCGCTCTACGCAAAAGGCCGCACGATTCTTAACACTAAAATTGTGACTCGTGCAAAAGCGGGATTTTCAAATCATAATTTCGGTATCGCTTTCGACATTGGCATTTTTCGCGGCAAAGAATATTGCGGAGAGCATCCGCTCTACCACGAACTTGGAACGCTTGGAAAAAGCCTTGGCCTTGAATGGGGCGGAGATTGGAAGTTCGTTGACGAACCGCACTATCAGCTACGTCCGCATTGGGCAAAGGGCATGACCGAGCGCGATATGCTCGCCAATTTACGCAATAGAGTATCGAAAAAAATAGACGTCCTCGCTTGAAAAAAAAGAGACAACCGACGGTCGAATCGGAACGCACGGAAGCACTCGCAGAAGCGAAGCGCATCCTCTCGGAGCATTACGACTGCGGCCTCGCCATCGTCTCTTGGGAACAAGGAGGGGAGACCATGCACGGGGAGTTCGTTTTCGGCAACAAATACGCTGTCGAAGGACTCGCAGGCGACTCTTTCAGTATTTTATTTCCAGACGCAGAAGAAGAAGAAGAGGAGGACGAAGAAGCATGAAAATGACATTGGAGTTTGACGAGACCGAGCGATACGAGCACGAGGTGGCCTGTAAGGCGCTTGATATTTTGATCCTGGTTGATGACATAGATCAAGAGCTTCGATCCGCTTTAAAACACGAGAGTGGCGAATTTGCAAAGCTTGACGAAGACACTATGGAGGCCGTCCGCGCTTGGATATGGAAGGAACGTAGCGACCGGAACATTCCAGAACTAAGATGAAGGGATGGAAAAAATGGATGGCCGTCGGATGCTCTCATGGCGACCAGATCGACCCAGAGGCACGCAAGGCCGTGTTGACGTTCCGAGACCGCTGGCGCCCTGACACGACCATCATGCTCGGAGACTTCCTAGACCTAGCCGCCTTCCGCTCTGGCGCTATTTCCGACCCGAACTCAAGCGACCGCGCAGCGAGCATCTCGGATGACCTTTCCAGTGGCATTGATTTTCTACACGAATTACGCCCGCAACATATTTTATATGGAAACCACGAAGCCCGGCTCTACAAGCTCGCATCGTCGCCTAACGCGCTAGCGGCTCACGCCGCTACGCTCACCATTCAAGCCATCGAGAAGACGGCGAAGGAACTAAAGGCGAAATTATACCCATATCACATTCGTAGCTTCTACGAACTCGGTGGAACCAAGTTTTTGCACGGTTATATGTATAACGAGCAGGCCATTAAACATCACGCGGAGACATACGGCCAATGCGTGCTGGCCCACCTTCACCGAGTCGGATGGGAACGCGCTCGCACGCTAGACGGCGCTTCGGGCTATTGCACCGGAATGCTGGCTCGTTTCGATATGGAATATGCTTCGACTCGCCGCGCCACCTTCGCTTGGTCGCAGGGCTTCGCCTATGGCTATTACAAGGACAACTCTATAAACATCAACCTATGCGAAAGACGACAAAACAACCCTTGGCTCTTGCCGCTGTAAACAAAGCCTGGGACGCTTTCTACGATGCAACAAAAGTTGAAAGCGAAAAAGACCTAGCCAAGCAAGGATGGAAGACCATCCGCACGATTTCAGAGGAAGCGAAACTGACGATTGCGGCGATTACTTGCCGAGTTGAAACTGCGGTCGGAAAAGGGATGCTTGAAACAAAAAAGGCAACCATACAAACGAATCAAGGCGTTCGCGAGGTGAAATTCTTTCGCCCGATCTAGTTAGATTTCAGTTTGTAAATTGGTTTTTATCCAAGCCGCAAACGCGCTCCAGCATTGGTTGAGCGCATATGTAAAGACTTTTCTCAAAAATTATTTTCGCACTTCGCGAAAATTTTTCTTTTCATTTTGGAGAAGTTGAAAGAAGGTTTGCACATCGAACGGGACGAACCCGAACGACAGAAACAAAAATAGAAAACCAAAAATGAAAACAACGAAAACAATCAAAGCCGGACAGACTCTCACAACCCGCAGCATTTGCGATTACAACTGCATTTACACATTAGAAGTGTTAAGCCGCAAGGGAGCATTTGCAGTCATCAAATGGATGAACGATGAAAAGCGCAAAAAAGTATTGATTGATTCAGATGGATGCGAGTTCATCATGCCTGAGCGTTACAGCATGGCACCAGTTTTTAAAGCAATCTAACAAAAACTAAATACATGGAACCACTAACATTTCTCGCACTATTCGGAATATGCACTTGCTGTGCATTCATCGCCGGTTATTTGATCGGCAACATCAAAGCCACCTGCGAGATGGAACAGGCTCGCAGATGGTGGATGAACCGCCAGATCCGCAGGGAGCGGAAATGATGACCACTGAGGAACTACATGACGCGGAATGTGAGTTCACTCGCAGCCTTCTGTGCGGGATGATTCAGCAGGCCGTTGCCGACCTGCAAAGCGAGAAGGTATTTCTCAGCAGGCAACTCAACGAGGCTCAAGAACTCGACCGAGAGTCAGCAA